TATGGAATGAGGCGGTAAAAATTATTCACAATAAATCATAATACTGACATTTATCATATTATTTGAGATTTTCATAACTTAAATTTACATCATGAGAACATTAGCACAGATATTAGCCGACGAAGCAGACCAGATGATTAAGTCTGCCGAAGTGATAAAAAAGATGATTGCCATATCAAAGGAATCAGGAATGTATTGGCCGAAGATTGATGAAGAAACCGGAGCAATGGAAGGAACTGAGATCATTGACGGCAAAAGATACCGGACAGTTGATGCGACTAACGGTTGTGTCGGTTGTATTTTTAACGGTGCCGACGGGTGTAACAAGCCTTCAGTTAAGTGTTACGGCCATCAGAGGTCAGACAAGCGGAGTATAATCTTTAAATATCTATAACATGAACTTTATCAATCAGAAAAAACTTGAACGTGCTGACCGCACACGTGAGGTGATCCACGAGTTAATGGAGTGTGACACTGAGCAGGAATTTAACTCCGTTGTCGAAATCTACCGAAAAGATATCATTGACCTGAAACTTGAGCATTATGTTGCAGGTGCTATCAAACGCATCAAGGCAGTAGAAATAAACAAATCATTTGAAAACAAAAACTGAACATCATGAACCTACCAAATAGCATGACAATCGGAAGTTACGACAAGTACCTTGAAAGCAAAGGACACTTCAGCGATACAGACCCCAAGGAACTTGCCGCTGAGATTGAAAAGAACTGGTCCTCCTACCAGTGGGAACGGGGCGACATGATCGACGAAGATAAAGACGAACGGGAAGAGTACCGGATAATGACCTGCGAGGTGGAGGGATTCACCTTTGAGGGAACCGGAACTTACTCCTGCGGTGAATTGATCCTTATTGATAGTGTAGAACCAAAGTAATGGAAAGCGAATATATCAAAGGGTTCACGCCCGTAAAAGTTGATAGAGATTATTATTCACTTGAAGAATTTATCTCATACTCCGGATTGAAGAATCTGAAAAAGTCACCGGCGCATTATCGTCAGTACAAAGATGAACCACTGGATGTGGAAACCGATGCGATGGCATTTGGTTCAGCCTATCATACGTTCATCTTAGAGCCTGAGAAGTTTGAGCAGAATTATTATGTATTTGATGATGACGCAATATACCAAGTGCTGATTGGTGAAGGTTTTAAATCCCCCCGTTCTACGAAGCAATACAAAGAGTGGGCAGAGAGCGAGATGCGACTGATCGGAGATCGTAAGACAATAGAGAAGTCAGACTTTCAAAAGATCAAAGACATGAAGGATAAACTCATGTCGCATTACTATTGTCGTGCGCTTCTTTCGGGTGGCGAGGCTGAATATTCAATCACCGGCACACTTCAGACCAGCGAGGGCGACATAAATCTGAAAGCTCGCCCAGACTATGTAAAGGCAAACAAGCACTTCATCATTGATTTGAAGACAACGTTTGACGCTTCAGAGGACGGGTTCACCCGGGCCGCCGCTGACAACGATTATCATATTCAGGCTGCTCTTTATTCTGACCTGATGGAGATGATAACGGGCGATAGCCGTGGGTGGTCATTCTTTTTTATTGCACAGGAAAAGCGTAAACCGTATGCTTTTAATATCTTTGAAGCATCACCTCAGTTCATTGGTCAGGGCCGGTATGAGTATGAGCAGCTTCTGAAGCTCTACAAGATGTGTGTCGAGCAGAACCGTTGGCCGGGATATCAGGTATTCTGTGAGTGGAAGTCCGGCAACATTGAACTGAACCTGCCGAAGTGGGCAGTGAAAGAGATTGTATTCTATAATCATAAAATCTGAAACTATGAGTGAAACAACACCGGCAGTGAGAAATCTGCCAAGTTATGACCAGTTGGTTGCAGGTGATCTTGACCTAAAGAACCAACAGAACGAAGTAAATATACTTCTGAATCAGGAACCGCCGAAGCCCTGGTTGAAGGAACATCCAATGGCAAAGGGTATAAAGTACCTTCCCATTGAGAGAGTTGAATATATGCTGACCCGTATATTCAAAAAGTGGAACGTCGAGATCAGGCAGGTGCAGGTTATCGCTAATTCTGTCGTGGTAACTATCCGGCTTTACTATCAGGATGTTCTCTCAAATGAAATGCTTTGGCAGGACGGCATCGGGGCTTCACCGATTCAGACCGATAAGGGAGCCGGAGCAATGGACTGGAATCACACGAAGAATGACGCAGTAATGAAAGCTGCCCCCGCTGCTGAAAGTTATGCCGTGAAAGACGCAGCAGAGAAGATTGGTAAACTGTTTGGCAAAGACATGAACCGGGCAGATAAAATCATGTATGATACACTTCCGACTATTGAGAAAAAAGATAAGTTGGAGGACTTAGAAGAAGAACCTAATAACGAACAAAATGAGTAACATTTCAGGCAAATTAAACCTGATGCAACTGAAGGCTGCAATCAGGAAAATGAACGGTGCAAACGGCCCGATTGATTGTATTGTAATCCCTATTGAGGCCAATCACTTATTCAGGGGTGAACAGGGCGTTTATCTTGACCTTATAGCCTTTGAAAGCAAAACAAAGAATGAGAAGATCAAAGACACGCATCTCGTTAAGCAATCACTTCCGAAAGAGGTACTTGAGTTAATGAGCGATGAAGAGAGAAAGAGCCAGCCAATTATTGGTAACCTTCGTGTCTGGGGTGAGTTTACTGAACAAGCACCTCAATCAGATATGACTGTCGGTGACGAAAAAGATGACTTGCCATTCTAATGATTAAATCCATTGCCATAAAGGAGAAGGACAAGTTCCGAATAGTTAACGACAAGCTGTTCCGCGAAGAACTTGCCCGACTCCCTCGTGGCAGGTATGAAATTGTAATACGCAAAAAACGTCGGATGAAAAGTCAGCCTCAGTTAGGGTATTATTATTCGTGTGTCCTTCCGCACTTTCACCGCGCAGCTATTGACGCAGGATGGGAGTTCGCCAATATTGAGGAACTTGATAATTATCTGAAATCCATGTTCGCATCAAAGGACATAATAAATAAGCACACGGCAGAGATTCTGACCATTCCAGGTCTGAAGCGTGACATGACAACAACTGAAATGATGTTGTTTGTGGATGCAATCAAAGAGTATGCCCTGGAGTTCCTGAACTATCGGATTCCTGATCCGGAACAGCAGACAGAAATTTTTGTCCAGACTTTGAATAAGTGAAATAAAGTTGTATATTTGTCACAGCGAAATTAAATAGAGTATGACTTTAAAATCAGTTTTAACGAATAGCCCTCACAGGCACGCACCCCTCAGGCTGGAGAAACTCAACTCCTACGCACCTGGGGGCTTGCTGTTTGTGGGGGCTTTTAATATCTACCTATGGACATAATAATTAACAAAGAACTTCAGTCGTTGCTTCCGCCCCTTACTTCAGCAGAGTATAGAACACTTGAGGAAAGCCTACTTGTTGATGGGTGCAGAGATCCCCTAATCGTTTGGAATAACATCCTTGTCGATGGACATAACCGCCTTGAGATTTGTGCCAAGCACGGGATAAATTATAGTGTCGAGGAAATTCAAGCCGGTAGCATTGAGGACATTAAAATTTGGATCATTGACAATCAGAAAGGCCGCAGGAACTTAACCGACGGCTGGAAGTTTGAACTTGCTCAGGTTCGGAAGGAAATACTGCTGAAGCAGGGAAGGGAAAAACAGAAGGAAACGCTAAAGAAAGGAGCCGACTTCCCCGATTTGTCAACTATTGACAAAACGGAACATAACACACGAAAGGAGATCGCGGATGAACTTGGATGGAGTACTGGCAAGGTTGCAATGGCCGATAAAGTTTGGAAGGAGGCAGAACCGGAAGTCAAAGATAAAATTAAGAGTGGAGAATTGACATTTAATCAAGTTTATCAAGATATAAAGAGAGACGAAAAGAAAGAAGAGATAAAGGCTGAAAGGGAATTGGCCGCTACTGTTGGCAAAGATATAAATACTGACTTTATTTTTAAATTAGGCGATTTTGAAGAAGTGCTTTCTGATATTCCTGATGGCAGTATTGACTGCATAATAACAGACCCTCCTTATCCAAAAGAGTTTATAGAATGTTGGTCAAAGTTAAGCCGTTTTGCAGCACGTGTATTGAAACCTAACGGGTTTTGTATTGCTTATTCAGGTCAGTATAATCTACCTGAAGTGATTAACAGAATGAGCAAAAACCTGGATTATTATTGGACGTTTTGTGTGTACCATGAAGGCCAGACACAAATCGTTAATGCTGTTAATTTAATATGCAGATGGAAACCAGTTCTGATATTTCAGAATGGCCGGAGTAAGATTTCTAATACTATACAGGATTACTTTATTTCTGAACAAAGAGAGAAGTCTGGGCATGACTGGCAACAGTCAGTTTCCGGTATATCATATCTTATAGATATGTTTACTCATGTCGATGACTTAATTGTAGAACCATTTGCCGGATCAGGCACAACAGTTATCGCTGCACGGAAAATGGGACGGCGGATTATAGCTGCTGAAATAGATGAGGAAACGTATAATATAGCTAAATTCAATATTTATGACAAGACAAAGGAATGATAGTCATAGTACAGAATTTGGTATTTGGCTAAGAGTGCAGCCACAGATTGACAGTTCTTTGGGTTTTTTGGCATCTAATATTGATTATTGTTGGACAAATTATAAGACTGGCGAATGGATGTTTATTGAAGAAAAGCGTTATAATACGGCAATAAAATATTGGCAAAAAAAGCTCTTTAGCATTATTCATAATGTATGTCGTGCGGATAAAAAATACAGAGGATTTCATTTACTTGTATTTGAAAATACATCACCTGAAGATGGCAAAATATTTCTTGACAATAAGGAGATATCAAAGGAGCAGTTGTTGAACTTTTTATCTTTTAAATTATGAAAGACCCTGCCGTTTTATTCTACTTCCAAGACTTTTTAGTCGGCACGGAGTTTATGTGCGATGAAGATTTGTTTATTAAATAATAATATATTATATTTGTTGCGTAGTTAAATCGATTTGTATGATGATAGCAATCAACAAAAGTTAAATATACGGCTCCTCTCCGGGAACCTTCCTGTTCATACAGATCGGTTAACTACACCCCGGAGTTGGAGCCTTAATTTGTGTAGTTATGAATATTAATGAATTAGGTGACGATTTTGTGGGGTGGAAAACTCCGAATACTTATGACGAGGATTTTTCTTCTCCACCACCAAGATCGGGAGTGTATATGTTAGTGGGTTTAAATGACGATGAATTTAAACGCCGTGAATTATTGTATATCGGAAGTGCAAAATCATTGGCTATACGTTATGAGAAACATGAAGTGCGAAGAGTTTTGCAAAATATATATAAACGTGTAGAGTTTTGGTTTCATGAAGTTGATTTATATCGTAATCGTGAAAAGGAATTAATTAAAAAATACCAGCCTAAATTCAATACACAATGGCGTTAAGAGATCAACCATATTTGCCGCTTTACGTTCAGGATTTTTTAACTGATGAAAAACTGATCGAATGTTCGGCTTCTGCTACTGGAGTTTATATACGTGTAATGTGTATTATGCACAAATCTGATCCTTATGGAATGATTTTGCTTAAGCAAAAAGACAAGCAAACCTCAAGCACGATCCAAAATTTTGCTTTAAAGTTGATTAAGAGTTTGCCTTATGATTTGGATGTCATTAAATCTGGTCTTGAAGAATTAATAAATGAGGATGTTTTACAGATTGAGGATGATAAATTGATACAAAAGCGTATGGTTAAAGACTTTAGCATATCAAATAAACGTGCTGAAGCTGGTAAAAAGGGTGGAGAGAAAACACAATCTGCTAAAGCAAAAGACGAAGCAAAACATCAAGCAAACTCTGAAAATGAAAATGAAAATATAAATATAAATAAGGAGTGTTTATTAAAAGAAAGAGAGACTGAATTTAAAGAATCAGTAAAACAATATTCAAATCAGTATCCCGTTAATATGCTAAAGTCCTTTTGTGATTATTGGACTGAACCAAACAAATCCAAAACAAAGATGAGATTTGAATTAGAAAAGACATTTGAAATCAGCCGAAGGTTAGCGACCTGGGCTTCTCGTGACAAGGCGTTTATTAAAACCGAACACGCGCAATCTGAACCTGCATATTATAAGCCCCTTCCTAAGCTATGAATCCAGAACAAGCAATATTATCCTGTATGCTCAATGATGTGACGATTGCCAAAGAAGCCGTTTCACGTCTGGAGCTTTTTGATTTTGTTGATGACAAGAACCGGAAGATATTTAAAGCAATCCAGAAAAACATATGCGATGGAGTTATACCGGAGTTGATAACCGTGACCAGGCACTGCAAAGAATTGGCGGTTTACATCACTGAATTGTCGTCTTTAATCGCTTCAACTGTAAACTATCAGGAATATATTTCAATCCTGATTGAAGAAGGGAGCGTTCGCCGGTTGCATGAGAGTGCATCATATCTTGTCAACCTGGGAACAACTGAGGAAATCATTGAGCGTGTAATCAGTGAAGTTGAATATGTCGAAAATCGTATGGCTGGAGTTGAAGATTATTCGACTGAAAAGACCGTAACCAAATCACTTATATCTTTTGAAGAACGTGCCATTGGTAAGAACCCAGGCATAAATACACCGCTTCCGAACCTCACGAATTATACCGGAGGATGGCAGCCTTCGGATTTGATAATCATTGCCGCCCGTCCGTCGGTAGGGAAAACGGCCTTTGCTCTGGCTTGTGTTCAAAGTGCTATTGAGCAGAATAAGTCAGTCGTATTTTTCTCATTGGAGATGGCGAGAGAAAGATTAATGGATAGGATAATTGTCGGTTATTCTGGTGTTGATGCTATCAGGTATAAACTTGGCAAACTTGATGAACGCGAACGCGGTTTAGTTTATGATGTAGCCGACGGTCTGAAATCAAAGCATATCATAATAAATGACCGGGGATCAATAAGCCTGACCGAAATAGAAGCCTTTGCAACGGCGCGACGTAAAGAAAAGAAATGTGATTTAATCATTGTGGATTATCTTCAACTGATGAAAGTCCGTTCTGACAGAAATAAGACCCGCGACGGAGAGTTGTCTGAGATCAGCCGAGGATTGAAGATGCTGGCTCGCGATCTGAATGTTCCGGTCATTGCCTTATCTCAACTTAATCGCCAGGTGGAACAACGCGGGAATAAGAAACCAATGCTTTCTGACCTTCGGGAGTCTGGTGCTATTGAACAAGACGCTGACATTGTTTTGTTGCTTTACCGCGCAGCTTACTACGGAGAAAAGGAAACTATTGTTGATGGGCGTAATGTATCGGCAGCGGGCGTAGGAGAGGTCATCATTGCCAAACATCGCAACGGCAATGTAGGATCAGAGTTTTTTAGCCACAACGAAAGCATGACACGAATAACTGAATATCGCGCACAACCAGACCTGACAATAAATAACTATTATGAAACTGAACCTGTTTTTTAAGCCCCGCCTCTCCCGTCGCATGGCACGGCAGTTGGCAAAGAACTTAATTTTGAGGCTTGACATTGAAGAATTAGTCGAGCATCCTGAGAGTGCAAAGTCCGCAGAGATACGTGCAAAGTACCTTGCAGAGATTGAACGCAGAAACGAAAACGATTTGAGCGCAAAGATATAAAGGAATGAATAAATTGAAAGAAGATAAGTGGATTGAGCATGTGGTGATAAAGCTGCGATCCGAGGGACTGAATAGGCTGTCATATACTACAGAAAAGGCTATATCCTTTCTTCAGGATTGTGTTGCAGGGCAGAGGTTAATCGGTACACTTATTCGTAATGAATCAAAGGTAATAAGTATGCTCCCCGGTGAAGTAATGCAACAAAAGTTATTCTGATGAGACCACTTTCTGAGAAGCTCCGTTATATTTTACTTCGCGGCAATCTAATAAAGCAGGGTGACGAGTGGGTATGGATAGCCGCTCCGGATACGCGGTGTG